TTTTAAACTGTGCAAAAGAATCTATAGTACTAGATCAATAATAAAGAGTTCCATACACTGTTAGATCTGATGCAAGAAGTATAATAAGAAAAGTTAAAAAAAAAAAAAAAAAAGAATACAAGCCAAAGGAAGAAGAGGGCAATGTTTCTTATTATTATGATGCTATGGACATAAATTTTAACAGAGGAGAGTGGTATGTTCTAGCAAGAACAAACAGAATACTTTCTGACATAGGAAATAAATTACAAGATGAAGGATATATGTTTTGGAGAGAGGGGTCTGGATGGTCTGTATCTGAAAAGTTAATTAACAGTATAGAGGTGTGGATACAATTATGCAAAAATCAAAGTCTAAGTGTACAAAATTGGGTAGAGTTTTCGAGGAGAACAAAAAAAGGGGTCATTGGTCATGGTGGAAAAAGAAAAATAGAATTATTGGATCAAGACAGAACATATACTTTGGACGATTTATTAAAGAGCGAGTTGGGTTATCTATTAAACTTGAACAAAGAAATGATGTGGTACGATGTTCTAAACATGACAGAACAACAACGAATATATATTACCTCTGCAAGAAGAAGGGGAGAGAGAATATTAACAAAGAAACCTAGAATTCGTTTGTCAACAATACACAAAGCTAAAGGTGGAGAAGCAGACAATGTAGCTTTGCTTTTAGATTGTCCCAAATTGATAAAGGAAAAAGGAGATGAAGACAGTGAGCATAGAGTATTTTATGTGGGAGTCACTCGTGCTCGTAAGTCTTTACATATAGTTGAAAGCAAAAGTGAAAGTGGATACAAAATATGAAAAATTACGAACAAGGTTCTAAGAAAAAACCACCCCACATAAGGTTTTACTGTAAAGAATGTAAAAAACTTGGTAGACGAGATTGGTTATATGGTGTTAGGGACATGCCTGGACATAAGCCAGGCGTAAGCATACAGTGCATACCATGTTTGCATGATCGAGGTTTTAGATTTAAAGGTTTACATTACGGAGACAAAGATGAAAAGAGATGAAGTTTTAAAAAATGCCATGAAGTTAATTAATGGTAATAGAGCCAAAGACTATGGCGATGCACATGACAACCATCAAAGAATAGCAGACTTATGGTCTGTGGTGTTTGGGTTTAAGGTATTAGTATGGCAAGTTTATTTGTGCTTAATATTAGTTAAGATAGCAAGACTAGTGCATTCTCCTAAACATTTAGATAGTATAATAGATATATCAGGATATTCAGCATTACTTGGGGAAACAGTAGAAAAAGATGAAAAGTGATCAATACCATTTTTTAGATCAAGACATAAAAGATATGTCTTGGGGGAACATTGACTTTGATTGGTCTCCTCCAAATGATTTTCCAGATCTAACAAAAGCATCTCGTATATCTGTTGATTTAGAAACAAGAGATCCTAATCTTTTAAAGTTAGGGCCTGGATGGTGTAGAAAAGATGGATATGTTATTGGCATAGCAGTAGCTGCGGGAGACTTCCAAGGATATTATCCTATAAGACATTCTCAAGGTAACATAGATTCAAACATGGTTTTTAAGTGGTTTAAGAAACAAATGGATACTCCAAAAGTTCCTAAGATTTTTCATAACTCCATGTATGATTTGGGTTGGCTACGAGCAGAAGGTATAGAAGTTAAAGGTCCCATACTAGATACAATGATTATGGCTCCTCTGATTAATGAAAACAGAAGATATTATAATCTAAATAGTTTGGTGTCAGATTATTTACAAGAATATAAAAGTGAGAAAACTTTAAGACATGCCGCGAGTGAGTTTGGTGTAGATCCAAAATCAGAAATGTACAAACTGCCTGCTAAATATGTGGGAGCATATGCAGAACAAGACGCTGCAGTCACTTTGAGATTGTACGATCATTTACTGCCAATACTAGAAAGAGAGGAATGCACAAGTATTTTTGAACTAGAATCCTCATTGATACCCGTCATGTTAGAAATGAAAACAAAAGGTGTTCGTGTTGACTTAGATCAAGCAGAAAAAGTAAAAAAACAAATGGCTATGCAAGAGAAAAAACTACTTGATGAGATAGTCAAAGCTACTGGTGTTGCAGTTGAACCTTGGGTCAGCACATCTATAGCAAAGGTCTTTGACTTTTTTGGACTTGAGTATTCTCGCACAGAAAAGAGCGGGTCTCCCTCTTTCACAAAACAGTTTCTGTCTCATCATCCTCATCCCGTTGCTAAAAAAATTGTAAAGATTAGAGAACTTAACAAAGCAAATACTACTTTTGTAGAAACTATTCTTAATCATGCTCATGATGGTCGTATACATTGTGACTTTCATCCTCTCCGAACAGACGATGGTGGAACTGTTACGGGTCGTTTTAGTTCCAGTAATCCTAATCTACAACAAATACCATCTAGAGATTTAGAAATCAAGAAAGCGATTAGAGGATTATTTATCCCAGAAGAAGGGTGTAAGTGGGGATCGTTTGACTATGCATCACAAGAACCAAGATGGTTAGCACATTATTGTGCCAAACCAACAGATGGATTCAGACATCCTTTGATAGATGAAGTAGTAACTATGTATAATGAAGGTAAAGCAGACTTTCATCAAATGGTTGCAGACATGGCAAACATATCAAGAAAAGAAGCAAAGACCGTAAATCTTGGAATCATGTATGGTATGGGCCGCAAAAAATTAGCAAACACATTAGCTATTACAGAAGAAGAGGCAAAAGAATTATTAGAAAAATATAATGAGAAAGTTCCTTTTGTAAAAGATCTAGCAACAAAGGTATCAAACTTTGCTTTGAAAAAAGGAATGATAAGAACTCAACTAGGTAGAAAATGTCGTTTTGATTTGTATGAACCAAGAGGTTACTCTTCTAAAAAAGCATTACCTTTGAAGAATGCATTAGAAGAATATCAAAATGTACAAAGAGCATTTACATACAAGGCGCTGAATAGATTAATTCAAGGATCTAGTGCAGACCAAACTAAAAAGGCAATGGTCGATTGTTATTCGGAAGGGTTATGCCCGATGCTAACAGTTCACGATGAATTGTGTTTCAATATAAAAAATCAAGAAGAAGTCGATAAAATAAAAGATATTATGTCTAATTGTGTTCCAGACCTACGAATACCCTTCGAAGTTGATGCAGAATTAGGAAATAATTGGGGAGAAGTTGGCTAACCCACTTATCGTAATCGTGTAAAAACAAAGGTATTTCTAGGGTACAATCACACACGGACACTTTGTTTCGGCTCTGTGTGGGCATCCTAGAGCCTAGTTTTTTCGGACAGGCTTACAATATGCAGTGATTTTAGCCATTTTACCATCTAACAGTGGTACATCGGGTTGATTGTTCAAACGTCTGGCAAAATACAAACAAGTATTAATATTTTCAAATCTTTGTGTCTGATCTACCACTCTTTCGTTGAGCATAAAGATCAGAAGAAACTCTATCATTCATCTTTTGCCTTCCAAAAGTATTCGTCTGTATCTCCGAGTCTAAACTTCTGTCCGTTCTCAACTTGATATATCTCTGTGCTAACTTTGAAGTCTGGCTGCAGTGGTTTGTCTGGTGTCAGTGAATTATCATACACTCTCATTCTGTTGTTTGGATACAGACAAAACTGTCCGTTTTCTAGTTCTATTATGTTATTTGATTTATGTTCTGCTGGTTTCTCACTTGTAGAATAATCTATTGTATTTATATTTTCGTGATAATTATCAAGAGTGCATACATATGATCCTTTTACGATACCATGGTCTCTTGTATATACCTCGAAGTCCATAGATCCTATGAACTGTTTGCTAACTGCCACCACCCCATAATCCATGCAATTCCAAAACTGGAGATTATAAAGATCCATATCTGGAGTTGGGGTCTGTGGTTTAACAGTAAAAGCACTAATAGGTAGTTTATCGTAAAGAGCACCATAGTCAGGCAAATAAGTTTCAAAATAGAAAGCTCTACCTGGAATAGATTTTGCTGTAATCCAGACACCTTTTACGAACTCTCCATGTCCATCTTCCCCATCTCTTAAATATTCTTTTCGCACCCATACGTCTATGGAGGGTAAATTAACAACTAATGTAGACATTATGACTTTGGATTCTTCTTTCTAGCTTTTTTTGTTCTTGCATATGATCTGTTTTTAGAAGCAGATACAACTTTTAATTTACTATGTTTCTTCAGCGCATTACCGCCCACATGATGTACATCTTTACCATCGCCTTTTTTAACAAGACCTTTCTTCATCATTTTTTTACGAGCGTAATTACGATTAACCCTTTTCTTTCTACGAGACTTAGGTTCTATTTCGTATTCTCTTTGATAATTTCTTTTGTACGACACTACTCTATACCTTTTGAGTATCCATCTGCTCTTGTGTATGTTAGCACACTTTTTCTGTTTGCAATATCGTTAACGTAAGAAACATGCACCCATCCAGAATTTGGCTCTTTACCATCCCAGCACTCTAATATTAACTGGTCAAAATTTAAGTTCTTCTCAATATATTTGCCAAGGTCATAATTACTAACACCAAATATTTCTATATCCGCCGCCTCACCATCACAATGTTGTGAGGTAGGTTTTGAGCCAATGGCTTCACACAAGGCAGGACTGCGATACCCAGAATTAATCATGACTGGTTTACCAAAAGCAGACCTAACTCTTTCTAGTATATTAAAACACAAAGATTCCATAGCTATGATATGCACTTCATTTGGATTGTTTTCTATGCCTTTTCTTTCTGCTGTTTGTGACTTTGTAAACTCAATTAGTGAAAAGTTGTCTGATAGTTTCACTGGTTTCTCCTTTGTAATATTTCCATATTCTTGGCAGCTTCTATTGGATTACTGCCTAATAAAGAAGCTAAAGATGTGTTTATTTGTTGTCCAGTATTTATATTGCCAGTTTGAACAGGGGCAGTGGTCACTGGAGGCTTAGTTCTTGTAAAAGGAATAGGTCTTGGTTTTTCTTCTACTGGTGCTTGGTCTTTTTTATCAATAGATTTTGCAGTGAATTTTCTTTTTCTTTGCTCTTGTATAAACTTACTTATCTGTTCTTTTGGATATTCACCTATAGTTCCTTCTCTTCTCATTGCTCTCTTAACTGTTGTGGCAATATTTGGTAATGGTTCAAAATCACCTCTAACTAATTCTTTTATGCCAGTGACTCCATTTTGTCTGAACAGTTTTATTATTTCTCTTTCACTTTTACCAAGTCTTTTTAAGTCTTGAACAATAGCATAAAACTCATTAAAAACTCTAAACCTAGCTTCATTACCTTTTTCATATGCATCTATAATTTCATCTCTTGATACATTAGCTCGTCTTGCAACACTATTAAAAATACTTGATGCATTTTTTCTGGCTTCAGAAAACTCGTATCCTTTGAACTTCAAAGCTAGTTCGGGATCCATTTCGTTTGTGCCACCAAGTAAAGCACCGTAAAACTCTCTGTATAATTTAGGTTGTCTTCCTAATCTGTCTTTTTCTGTTATTCCTAAATGACCTCCAAAGATACTTCTTGTGAAATCACCAGATACAAACTCTCCACCTCTTACATTAAATGGCACTGCGCCTGGCATAAAACCATCTAAAACATGTTTAAAACTTTTTGCCATCTTATCGCCAATAGAGTCTTGTTCGTTATAAACTCTAGCTCCAAGTTCTGTTGATCCGCCTCTACCTCCAACAACTCTGCCAAATACTTTAGTCAAAATATTTTCTGATTCTGGGTCGGCAACATCTCTTAATTTAGCAAATATAATAGCCTCTTCTGTATATGGCTTTAATAATTCACCAAACGATTCAAAAAATCCTTGAAATATAGCTTTATCAAAACCTCCACCCTCATTTCTAACTTCATCAAACTTATTAAAAGCACCCATGGCTATTTTTTCTAGGTCCCCATAAGGAGTAAAATAACTAAAATTATTATAAAGTATCTTACCATCTTCTGTTCTTCCTACTGGTATTAATCGTGCATTCTTTTCCCATGGTGGTGCAAAAGATCTTTGATAAGCTTCCATCTCCTCTGGAGAAACACCACTTAATTTATAGGCTAGTTGTGTTGTTGCGTATGGCACTGCACCTAATGTAAACAAAGTACCACTCATTCGTCTTAACCCTATGTTTTGAGTTAGAGGATCTGCCATCTCATCTAATGCTAACTTTATGGTATTACCACTTGTTCTAATTATTTCGTATGGAAAAGAAACAAAGTTACCAAAAGGTAGTTTTCTTAATCCTTTAATAAATTCTGGTGTGAGGTTATAGTTTGGCACTGTGTTTTTTACAATGTCTGCTGATCTCTCATTTAACAATCTACCGACAAGTTGATCGTTTGTTAAATTAACACCATCGTCTCCTACTCTTAAAGCATTGACTTTGTCTTGACCTAAAACTCTTGTAAAATAATTTAACTTGTCTTCAGTAGAGGCTCCTGTAAGCACATTGTTTAACTTAGTTTTTTCAAACTCAAAGTTATATATTTTAAAAGAGTTATCACTAGCTTGATAAGCTTTTTCTAATTTTTTCAAAACTTTTTTATTTAAGAAGTTTCCAAAAGTATTATCAGTAAATCTACTTCCAAATTCTCTTCCTACTCGTTGTCCGTTAATAACTTCATTACTACCTTGAAAACCAAAACCCTCGTCAATAAGTTTTTTTATCTCTTGTATTTCTGGTTGTGTTCCTAATAATCCTAGTCGATCATATTCTTTTAGTTTAGACACAGCCTCTTCAGTTGGTAAATTTTTTAAGTCTGAGAAAGCTATCTTCACAGATTCAAGAAGATTTGCACCTTTACCTATATTACCTTGCATGGTTGCAAACAGAGTTGCAGTTGTAAAGTTTCTAATTTGTGTGACGGGAGACAACACAGTTTTAGCATATTGAGTTGCACCCTTGGCTCTTAAAAAATAGTTACCATAGAACTGTCTAGCTGCATTACCTATTGTTCCTATGTCACCTATTATAAAACGATCTAAATCATCTTTTACCTTTGGTGGAACATGAAATCCTTCAAGAGAACCATAACTTGTAAGTATAGGACTCTCATCTGAACTTCTGCCTCTTAGTGTTTTATATCCAGTCGGTGCTTCACTTGCATTGGAAAAAAACTTTGCGATACTACCATTTGGGTTGCTTTCAACCATGTTTCGTATATTACGAAAATATCTATCTGTAGCCATAAAAGAAGACAAATCAGATACTGTTCCAAAGTAGGCTTCTACTGGATCTTTTATCTCTCCTATTAATTTTTTCTGATAGTCTGTAAGTTGAACTCGTTCAGTAAAAAGAGTGTGGTCTATCGCTTGATCTTGAATTCTACCAAATCCTTTTCCTTCACCTAACTTTCTAACGCCATACCCATATCTTCCTAAGAAACCTTTGACTGCTGTTTCTGCTTGTTCTCTGGTTGGTGTTCCAAGTAAATTACCTGCATCATCTATTCCTAAATCTGCAAAAGTTTTACCAGTTGTGTTTACTCTAGGATTATTAACAAATTCTCTTAATTCTGAGCCTAGCATGTTTTTATCATTTAAATATCCAGTTATAGCCTCTTCTACTTCTTGATCTCCAGGTTTAAATGTGCCTTTTTTTGCTTCAAAAATTCTATATCTTCTTCTTAAATATTTATTAAAATTATTTTCAAATTCTTTTGATATTATATTGTAAGCTTCTTCACCCGTTTTACCTTCAAACCTACCTTTTGTAATAGAATCTATTTTTTTTAAATTAGTAAGTATGTCACTTTTTAAAACATCTTTACTTAACTTTGTTAAATGTTCTCTAGCTGCTACTACATCTGCTCTTTTTGAAGCTGGTATAGATGCATAGTCTTCTATATTTTTACCAGATGTCATAAAGTCAAAAATATTATCATAAAAACTTTGTCTTGTAAGACCAGATGCTTGATCTCCTAGTTGTTCGTTAAACTCTTTTATAACTTTATCTAAATCTTGTTCTATTCTGTTAAAATTTAGTGTAGCAGTCCTTAACTCTTCTCCAGTTTGTAACGGTATATTTGCTCTAAAATCTGCAACATCTTGAGGTAAAACTCCTCTATACCCCAAAGCTCTATTAATACCAACAATCATATTATCTGCTAAAGAAGCCTCATCTGCTCTAAACACAACTCTCTCTTCAGCATCTTTAATAATCTTCTGACCTGCTTCTATTGGTTTTTTAAGTGTTTCTGCAACTCTACCTACAACATTACCAACAGGTTCACTTAAACCAGTTGTGTCTCCTACCGCTCTCGTTAATGCAGTTGTACCTTTTAGACCTTCTCTTACTCCTTTAAAAACTGTTGGTAGACTACCAACAATTAAACTTGTTTCTGCACCAACTTTAAACTTGTTACCTATTCTTCTAAGTGCCTCATCTCGTCCATCAAGACCAACTGTTCTGTCTGTTTCTGTAAAACCACCCTCAAAAAAGTCTCCTATCGTAGTGATACCGTCAGTGGACACTGCTGCATCAGCAAGTCCCGCGGCAGCCACTTGTTGACCTAACAAACCTACTTTCTGTGATTTAGATAAATTAGTGCCAGTTCTAGCTAATTTACCAAGCTTAGATACTTTACTAACTGCACTTGCAGCACCAAGACCTGGTAAAACAAACTGTGTTACAGTCTCTGTAAGTTTACCTGCTAAACCTTCTGGATCAACACCTAGTTGTGTTCTTATTTCATCAGCAGTTTCAGTCACAGATTGTGACAGATTAGTATCAGCAGCTAAATCAATAACACTTGCACCAAGCTCTGCTATACCTTGTGGAATAGCAATGAGACCAGAGACAACACCCTCTCCAAACTCTTGAAGTCCACCTTCATAAGTAGGAGAAACAATTTCTTCTGGTTTCTTTTCTTCTTCTTTTAATCCTTGAGCTATTTGATCTTGAACGGCAGATATAAGTTGCTCATCTGTGGCTCCATCTGGGCCCTCAATTCTGTATGTGGCTCCATCTGGTCCTTGAACTCTGTAAGTAGCCATTTTAATTCTCTTTAATTACTTTAAAACCAGATGTATCTGTTGTTGGTTTAGTAGACTCAATTATACTATTTATTTTATCTAATTGTAATTCTGGAAAATATTTCAGTATTTCATCGTTCCCTTTTATGGAACTTCCAAGAGTTTCTAGTGCTTTTTCAAATGTAACACCATCTTCTTTCATAATTTTAGGAACTACATTTATTATCATTCTTCTAAAACTGTCTGGACCTGTTAGATAAGGATTCTTTGCAAAGATTTTACCTTTTTCTTTTGCATAATCTACAAGAGCATCACCCTCAAGTCCTTTTTTCTTACCCTCTATCATGGCAAAACCATATCCTTCTGGCATATTACTTATGATTGTCCTAAGTTCATTAGCCTCAAGCTGATTCTGTGCAATGAGTAATTTTGTTTCATTGTTCATATTAGCAATGTTACCAGATTGTTGTAGCTGAGCATTTGCTATTTCTGTTTTGTTTTTTAAATTTTCTGTTAAAGTAATTATTTGAGCTTTTAAACTTTGTGAATGTCTTGAAGTTTGATTTTCATCTAATTTTAACTTTAGATTATTATTAATAGTGTTTATGTGCTCTTGAAAATTATGTGTTTTAGCTAATTTACTCATTTCAAAAACACTTTTCTTAGAAAACAAAGTTAAATCATGTTTTCTGCTATCTGCTGCCATTTCTTTTTGAAATTGTTGATCGGCTTTTTTATCTTCTCTTCCTAAAACAGTTTTGAGAGCTAATAGATCTAGTTGTCTTTCTTCATCTCTTTTTTCTTTTATCTGTTTTGATCTTCTTAAAACATGTTCTTTTGCACCTTTAGCAATATTAGTTAGAGCATCTGGACTATCACCTGCAGCTATACTTAATCCCAACATTACTATGTTCATAGCATTTAAATCATCTTCTAAACCCATGTCCCTAGAAGGGTCTTTACCTCCCATGACTTCAGTTATAATACTTTTAACTTCATCCACTTTTTCTTTAGGAGACAAATCTTTTATGTCATTGTCTTTAAATCCATGTGCTTTTAAGGTAGCATTTGCTGCATTTTCACCATCATTTTTTTCTAAGTAATTTTTCAAAAGAGCAGTGTAGTCATTATATTTTGTTTTATTTTCTGTGATATTTACATTACCCTTAGTTTTACCTTTTACTTCTACTCCATCTCCTTTGTTGTCAGAAGTTGGAGATATATTTAACTTTTTAATTAAATCATCTGCTTCACTTGGAGCTTTTATATTTGGAGATGTAATTTTTGTTATTTTTTCAGTCTTTGATGTTTTTTCAGTCTTTGATGTTTCTACATCTTCAGAAATATCCTCAACATCTGGATCTAATATTTCTGCTATAGTTTTAGTTATTCCAGGTCCTAAATTTCTAAAACCAGCTGCATAAGCATCAGATCTTGTTGGTTTATCATCTTTTTCGTCAAATTTTTCAGAAGCAGTATCTATAGACGCTATCTTTGCACTTTTTAAAGGCACTGGACCTTTTGCACTAGTGCCAATCAAACTCTCTAGTTCTGACATTTGTTTTACTGCTTCAGGTCCAAATCTAGTTCTGTCTTTACCAAAAAAATCAATAATACCACTTTGAAGATCTGCACCAGTTGGGCGTAAGCTAATTGTGTTTGGTATTCTAGTTATAGGTGCGTTAAAAGCACTTAAATTTGGAAAACCACCTCTTAATGCACTAGCTCCACCACCTGGAGCATTATAAAAACCAAGATTAGCTTTAATTAATTCTGGGCCACTAGCCATGATGCCATTAACTCCACCACCTTTTTTACGAAACATTTTTCTATTATATACGGTCATATTAAGCACCTCCAAATAGTTTTTGAAAGCCACCAGCTTGTCCCGCTGCACCTAGACCTGCAATACCAAGTCCTAATAATTGTGATGTTCTACTTGGTGGTGGTGTAGTCGTGGTTGAATATGTTTGTTGCAGTGCTGGTACACCTCTAAATATATCAGACATAAATCCTATTCTTTGGAAAGGTAGTGCTTGTTGTGCTAACTGATTAGCTCTTGCAACGTCAAGCTCTCTTTGTCCTTGTTGTTGTTGCAACCCACCAATACCTAATAATGTGTTTATATCTTGAACTCCCATCTGTTGTCCTAGTTGTCCTAGACCAGCAGTTTGAACACCTAGACCTGCAACTGTCTGACCTAACTGTCCAGTTAGTTGTGCTTGTCTTAATTGTTGTTGCGCTGCTTGTTGTGCTAAGTTTTGTGCTTGTTGAAAACCTTGTGATCTTAGTTGTGCTCCAGTTCTTGCTTGTTGATCCATAACATCAGACGCTATCTGTCCTTGTAATACTGCTTGTCTTGAACCACCAAATGCACCTTGCCCAACAGCTCTCGCTTGTGCCTGCAACTGTTGTTGTGCTCCTTTATCTGCAATGTCTTGTTGTGTTGTTGCAATTACATCCTCTGTGAATGGATTCATAAACTGTTGATAGCTAGTTGGATCTATTCCTGCCGCTGCAACTCTTTGTTGTGCAGTTCCTAATTGCCCTATGCCTTGACCAACAGCCTCGGCTCCTCGTTGTAGAAAAGGTGCAAAAGATCCTACACCTTGAAGTGCTGATGCTATCGCTTTTTGCTGTCCTTCTGAAAGTCCTTCTAGTTGTTGTGCAGAGAAAGGCATCTGTGTTCCACTACCAGTTAAATCAGAGGCACTTTTAAAAATATCTGCTAAAAACTGCTCTTGAAAGGGAGCAAGTCTTACTATTTGTTCTTGTGTTTGCGTAGCCATTATGCAACCCTCTCTAGTTTAGACATCATATCATACATTCTTGCTGCACCCAAGTCCCTATCACCACCTCCAGCACCTCTTACGGCTTTAGCAGTTAATACAAACTCTCCATCAGAAAGTCTTGCTGGTACAGAGTCACTTGTGCCTGTTCCAGGTCCTTCTACTTCTCCACCTGCTGCACGAAATTCAGTTGGTGATACTCCTTGTTGTCTTCTGAGATCTTCAAAATATCTCTTTCTGTCTTCATCATCGTCTAAATTATAGGCTTTGTCTCCTATTAGACCTACTCCTAATCTTGATTTACCTACTGGGTCTGGTCTTCTTTGACCCATGGTTGGTTTTTCTTCTTCACTGCCAAGTGCCAATGCACCAAGACCAAGAGATGCTATGCCAGTTGGAGAGGTAAAGAAACTTCCAGATTTTTGCATGGCGGGATAGATATCTCCTGCAACTTTAGTTATACCAGATGGAGGTCCTGCAGCATCAAAGCCAAACTTTTGAGAACCAACTACCTCTCTACCTGGTGGTACTTTTTCAAAACCTGCACCATACCCACTAAGTCTGCCCACTCCGTAGGCTAAAGCTGCATTTGTCAATGCTTCTTTTGTATCCCTACCTGCAGCTAAAGATCCAATACCAGAACCTATGGCAGCTCCTATTGGACCACCAACATACATACCTATAGCACTACCAATCATTGGTGCTGCTTTTTTTAATGTTTTTGTGATGTTTTTAAATATGCCCATAGTTCATACTACCAATAATTTATTGTTTCTTCAATACTATATCCTTGATATCGCACTTGTTGTTACTCTTGTTTTAGATAACTCTTGTATACTAAGGATAATATCTAGTCTATCTGCATGTCCTGCTGTAACTTTTATGACTTCTCCAGAATTTAAAATAAGATCTCTTGTCAATAACTCAACTGTCGTAAGTGCAGCTACTGATGTTTGTCTAACGATATTAAATGTATGACTAGATACCGATCCAGAGCCATCTAATCCATCTCCAACTAAAATAATTTCAATGGTACTTGCACTACTTGAGGTATTTACAACTAGTATAGAATGCACAATGGTTGCATTAAAATCGGCATCACTAGGAACTGTATATAAAGTCTCCTGATCTGTTGTTGTTAAATCTATTTTAACATTTTTTACACCCTGAATATATTGAGGAATACTAGTTATAAGCATTAGCGTCTACCATCCTGTCTTATGTCTATTCTAGGTGTACCTAATTTATATTTTGTACCCAGTGTTGTGGACTCTACTTTTAAGGCAAAGGATCTTCCTCGTAAACGATAATCTAATTTTTCTGTAAATTGTTCAACAGTGCTAGGTGATTCTCTAGTTGCTGTTTTTGATTCTGACTGATCGTCTCTTGGTGCCGCACCAGGATTGTTTCTCGTTTTAACAGTAAAACTTACTGAAGGGTTTGTTGATGTAGAACCATTAAATGTTATATCTGGTATAACCTGTCTTAAAGAAACAAATTTATCGCCTTCCCCTATATCAATGGGAGATGATTCAACAAAGGATGTCATGGCAGTACCATCATCATCGAAACCCACTTCATGATTATAAAGATACTGATTACCAGTAGCTTGTGGCAGAGTTCTTATACCTCTGTCAATCCATGCGTCTCTTGCTAGTGTTCCATAGTACCAAACTTTTTCTAAATAATTATAAGCAACATATTTATCTATCTGTGTACCAGCAGACGATGGATAAAACCATAATAACTCACTAAACTCTGAGTTAACACCTACATGAACTTTATCACGCTCTGCAAAATTAAAATCTAGAAACACCTTATCTTTTACTGTGCATGGTAGTTGTATTGTTTGACCACCAGAGTAAACATAAAACGTATCAACACCCATCCAAAACACTGCATCTTCAACGGCAACAGCAGAAAAAGGACTCATAATAGTTATGTTCTTTGATAGTTCTTGTAAACCAAACGTAAATGGTGGACCTATGAACTTCATAGCGTGTAGTGTTTTATTAGTGAAGACGAGTATCTGTTGTTTTGTTTCAACAGCTTGTACGAAGGTAGATCCACCACCTAACCTTAAATCACCTGCTGTATTCGTAGCAGTTGGAAAAAAATCCACTGGGTTTTCTTGCGAAGAAAAACGTATCAACAATGGGTCTTGCACACCATCACCTTGTTTAGTCGCATCTTGAGTAGCATTTGACGCAGTTGGTCTTTGACCTAATCCATCACAACCAAATACAATAACATGTCTGTCTTGATCTGACACAAGAACTTGTTTAGCTATCGTGGGCACACTTGTTTGTCCAGAGGAAAACGTACCTGTTGCACTTAATTCTTTTGCTCTTGTGGTTACATCATCTGTTGCGTCCCAATAAAACAACCCACCATCTCTTGGATTAATTATTAAGTCTTCACCAAAGTTATCATGTGACCACAATCTAATCTGTGCTCCAGGAGTTGTAACCTCTGCTCTAGATCCCCATCCTACAAAATCATTGAGATTTTTACCGTCAACAAGCTCATTACCAACTGCTAATCTAACAAGAGTACCGTCTGCATGAGCCGAGGCAACTGAAAAAGAATTAGAATCTTGAGTGCTACTTGCATCTCCCGTGGTAGGTGTTGAGTTTGCATGTAATCCACTATGTCCTCTTACTACCGTTAAATCATTAGTTGAAACTCCAGAAACAAATAATAATTCTTTTTCTATTAAAATAACATCACCAGTAGATATTCCAGTTCCACTTGCAACCGTTAAGGTTGTATCAGAGATAGAATACTCCGCCCCTTCATTTATTGTTGTTGCTAAAGCACCAGAAGTTGTACCACTCCATTGTCCAGCACCCCAACCAGTTCCACCAACTGTGTTATCAAGTCCTACATTGAGTTGAAATTTTAAGGTAACACTCCCCGAACTTTTTGCTGCACCAGTTGTAGCAGAACTTGCAGTAGTGCCAACATTTATTCTGAATTGATTAGAGCTTACAAGTTCTGTTATTTGATGTTCTGCATTTAACACTGAAGCTGCTATTCCACCAACAGACGCATCTGCATTAGATATTGTGACGAAATCGTTAAGATTTGCACCGTGTGCAGTTACGTTTACAAGAACTGTTTGAAAAGTGGTATCAGAAGGATCTGACACTGTATTAGTGGTGAAAGTAACATTAGTTGCTACTGTTGATCTTTCTGGTGTTATATCATTGAAAGTCTGACCCTCTTCAATATAATATTTAAGATGTGTGCCAATGCCCATAAAGTCAGAGCCATCAAGAGCTACCCAGTTATGTAGCCTTCTGGCACTACCTAGATATTGATTAGTGCTATATTTCTCCCAACCACCAAACTTTTCTGGAAAACCAAAACGAAATCTTACTTTGTCACCATCAACAAAACCACCTTCGTTACTGTAAGATGTGATGTCAGATACAATACCAGGTTTAAATTTTAAAGCTGTCATAGGCATTACGCTACATCTCCAGTTAAAGTACCACTACCAGTACGAGTGACATTACTATTTCCTTGTATTGATTTACCAGATGCTCCACCAGCACTACCACTTGATCCATTTGTTGGTGCAGAAGATGGAAAACTTACGCTTGATCCACTACCATTACTGCCTGTTGATCCTGTTGATCCAGATGCTCCAAATGCTCCACCTGCACCGCCTGCTCCACCTGCACCAGCATTATTAGACGCACCACTGGCACTTGAACCCGCCGCAGCAGATTGGTTGTACCCTTGACCAACACCACCTGCACCACCAGAAGTGCCACTCTGTATTGCTAAACAAGTGCCAGAAACAGAGAAACTTAGACTATTATAATAATAATCTTTGTTATTTGAAGTTGTGCCATAAGAAGTAAAATATGTTGTTGTAGAAGCTGTTAAGTTTGCAGAACCACTACTTTGAAACAAAGTGCCACTGCTTGATGTGCTTGTGCTTACAGACAAAGTTGGCGTTCCATAGCCACTTCCATATTGAGAACTGATTGCAGCAGAAACTGTATAAACACCTGTAGTATTTGTTTGTGCTGATATGTACATAGGTCCTCTGTTTGCACAGTTTCCATTAATACCATCTCCTGCACCACCACCATGATTCACTCTAAACTGAGTAGATGAACCCACACCATATCTTGCGTATTGTCCATTTATACCTCTCCAACGTCTATCACCAACAACACCTTGTCCATCTAAATCACCACCGCCTGTATATATTGAGTTCATCCAACTAGGCATATTGTTTTGTGGTGTACTATAATTACCAAAAGCACCACCACCGACATCAGTTACGCTTGAAAAAGTGGCATTAGCAGTATAAACACCATTACCACCAGTGCCTCCAGTGCCACCACCGCCACCACCAGCTTTAATTGCACCATTATTAACTAGCGTGACTGCAACACTTCCAGCAACTTCAAGAGCGTTACCACCTGCTGCGCCTGCCGCACCACCTGCACCCTCGATACTACCTTCGTTTGTGATAGTTATTGAACCAACACCATTGCTTTCTATTGTTAAAGCAGCATTAGATGTGCTGGTTGAACCAATAGTATGCCCTGAACTTATAACAAGTTGTTTTGGATAATCTACTTCAAAATCATCACCAAAAATAGTATCTGCACTTTGATTTGTGTTGCCATCACTGAATGTTTTTTTAAAAGCTCTTTCTTTACCATAAAAATCATTCAGAGATATTGGATTACCAGAACTAGGCACACCAGCCGACATATTAGTTGAAGAATTATTACTAGCGTTATCACGAACCAATGAACCACCAAGATAGAACTCACTCAATCCTCGACTTGGTAAATTAGATCCAGGATTATAATGTTCTTCAATATTTTGAAATGATATAGCTCCAGATGCTTGTAGTGCTGCCATTATAAACTTGTTCCAAACGCTGTTATATTATTAGCTGATGTTACTGCACCATTAGTTCCTAATTTAAATACTGTAGTACCACCATATTTAAATAATAATTCATTATCTGAGTCTAAAGATATCGCCCAACCACTAGATCCAAATAAGATTGCGTTGCCATTGGTATCCAAATCCCCTCCAAGTTGAGGACTTGTGTCTCCCACTAAATCTGTTGGAACTGTTGCCACATTAGCATTTGCACCAGTACCATCTGCAAAAACTATAGCTGATGTTCCTGTTGCTATTGCAACTGTGCTGCCTGATCCACCACCTTGTTTTACTGTAGCAGTTTGGTTAGTTGAATTTTTTATAAAAAACCATTTTTGTTGATCGTTAGGATCTATCGTTAAATTAAATGCACCAGAAGGAGAACCAGACAAAACTAAAACTTTGTAATGTCCCTCTGATAAAGTTCCATTAGTTGTAGTTAAAGTTTTATCACCAGTAATGGTTAAAGTAACAACTCCATTTAGTGTTCTATCTATTATCTTTAAGTTATTGTTAGTTGTATTACCCCAAGTACCTGCTTGTTCACCAGCACCTATTAGTTCAACACCTGTGTTATCTGTATATGTACTAGCCATGTTTACCTCACTATTTCTGTATATGTCTCTGTGCCACTAGGCGTAATTTCTGTCCATGTCTCTGTGCCAGATGGCGTAATTTCTGTATATGTCTCTGTTGTTGCATCTGTTGTTACTGCTACGTACAGTATATCTCCAGATGTTGTTTTTGTAAAACTCATTTGTTGTGTTGTTGTACCAGGAGTTGTAAAGTTACCTTGAGCAGTTTGTGTAAAGTTGCCATCCAAACTTGCAATCGCTTCATTTACAAAAGCTATGTTTTCTGCGGTGGTTATAAAATTACTACTGAGATCAATGTTTCCACTAACTTTTGTACTAACTTCTGTAGTCTGAGTGAATATTCCACTTATACTAGATATACCAACTAGTGTGCCTACACCCACAGTAGCAGAAGAACCTATGGCACTCATCTCTGCTGTTGCTATTTGTACTACACCACCTACATCGGCAATGGCTGCATCAGCAATAGCAGAATGACCCAACATTAATCAGCATCCTCTATTGTGTTGCCTTCAGCTACCCATTTTAAATATTCTTGATAATCTCTATTATCTTCATGTATTGGAATAAAAGCACCATCTTCTTTTCTTAAAATATAATCTGATGGGTTGCCACCTAATTCTTTAGGTTCATTTCCAAGTGCTTTATAAGTATATTTCATTTAAAGCTCCGCATCATATTGTCCAGTTTCCATATAGTAATTGTGACCAGTATCATAGCCTGATAATACATAAAATTTGCCAACATTAGTACTAAGGGTATTAGATGTAAAACTTGCGTTAAATGTCGCTGTTGCCGTTGGAAAAGCTCTCATAGTAACAGGAAAAAAATCATGTATCATTTTATAACTACTATGATAAGTACAAGCTCTTGGACCAGAAGTGCTGTTTATATTATGTTTATAAAAATACCTTTGACATAAAGCTAATTCTTCTGAAAATGACCTATGCTCAAATGGTGTGGCTTGTGAGCCTACTTCTACTTGACAATCTGCTAGTTGCCATGTTGCACTCGCAGTGGTCATAACAGCATTTGTTGCTTGTCCATCTGCCCATTTATCATTAGAATAATTAACCCAACCTGATGTAGAACCACCACCAGTATAATTTGAACCAGTTGCCAAGTGCCAAGATATCCAAAGTCCTTGACCATTATCATTAACAATTGCAGCTCCTGAATCTGTGTCACCAACAAATGTTAAAGTTTTTTTCTCCCATGTATTTGCAGAATCTATAGTATACGTTTGATTAAATATCCTACTTGTTGAATCTGGTTTGTATAAACCAAGAGCATATGTTCCAGTTATGGATGATTTAACATGAAAAGATATTGTGATTGTTTCAGCGTCAGAGGTTGAATATTTAAGATGTTGTAGACTTTGTGCTTCAATTATTTGTACGACATATGCGTATTCATCTGCATCATACGAGCTTTCTGCTGTTCCAGTAGTCCATTTAAGTGATTTTCCGTTTCCACCAAAAGGATGGTCAGCAACTTGTGCGTAAGTTCCATCAAGTTGTTCGTGAGTTCCACCTAGAGAGATTCTCCATCTATCAATTAAATATTGACCAGTTAAACCATCATGTGCCATTGCCAAGGAAGTGCCTCTTTCTGCCACTTGCATACTACCATTGATAAACATATTCCTTCGCCCACCAATCTGACTATTGGTTAGGACTTCACCCATCTTTGCTAATTCTGC